CAGGAGGTCAAGGATCGAATTGCTAGATTACTTCTAGCCAGTTTTATGTGGATGATTTTTGGGTCAGCCCTTTGTCATCTTTTTTCCTTTTTCTGATTACTTGGTGGGTCAGCCCACCATAATACCAGAAATTTTATTTATGCAGGTATTGTTTCGTGTTAAACCAGCGAAACAGGTCTGGCAAGCCATTAAATTGCCAGTGACAGTCTACACTTAAAACCCAGACATCGAGTTAGTTTCTCATTAAAAAGACTAGTGTCCCAGCCTTAACCTGGTGGCCCCGAATGGGGTCTTGCGCATGAATATGCGCCAAGAGTGGCACTCAGACATAAAAAGCCCGCTTAAGTATAGCGTTTTTAAACTTACTAGCGTTCATAGTGCGTGACATTGAAGAAAACAATGTTTAAATAAATTGAGGAATCACACCGTTTAAATGTGACGTAGTCTAAGTATAGGACAGAAGAGTCCCCTGAAAGCGTACATTCTATGTGAGTGGTTGGGTCAGTGACCCTAGGTGTAGCCACGAGAGTATACACATACACCGTGCTTCTAACTAATACACAGGGAAGCGTAATGTCCCTGAGATTTAAAGCTGTAATTGACAGCATTCATTGAGTTAAGCTTGCTTCTCATTGAGATTAATTAACGGATATGCACATATATCAGGAGGATATTCCAAATGTGCACTTTCGCCACGTATTCGAGACGTGGTAAAACTAGGAAACGCAGCAATGTGGGTCCGCACTTGATAAAGCTCACTAGCAGGCGATCGAAAGATTGGGGTACGTATAGCTCTAGATTTGTTTCTATTTGAGCGCGTATCGTTTTCGATTGGTCTAACCTGTGCATGGAGGACGCCAATTTAATGTCCATTGAATACCGTCCGTAGAAGTGCCTGATTAAAGTCACTTTAAGTGACCCAAAGGTGGTGTGCTGCAGTTGAACGATTTATTTCAGCAGGACATTCTGCTCGAAATGATCTTCAACTCATCGTGTTTAGTGTTTTTAACAATTTAGCATTATGAGTAGAGGATTATCTAGAGTTCAGGAAAACCAAAAACGTAAATTGACAGAGCAGGGTTGCGTTGCCTCCACGGGGGTAAGTTACTGCTCTACAAGGAGTACTTTGAGCAAACAAGGAGTACTCACATCGAGAGATGTAAGTGATTGTAAGAAAAAGGGGCGGCAAACACGAAAGAAAAAGTTGCATTTTGAAGTGAAAATGTCTTTAGAGGTTGTAACCATAATTGTTTTTGCTTTATTGTTTGGATTTGATATTTGGACAGAAGCCCCTCTATCCACCACTTTGAGACATGTGAGTTTGTTTTGTTTTTTGTGGGGGATAATGTTTTCAGTGATTCACATGTGCATAAAGATTGTAAATTCCTTCGGCAGACCATTATTAGAACCACAGTCCGATGTGGCTAAGTTTGATCCATATTTGAAGGAAGCCGTTCAGGTATGGTGCCTCTTCGAGAGTTTGCGGGACGCAAGATCGAAGAGAGGCATGATAGCGGCGGTTACCCAGTATTTGCAAGCACATGTCCCCAACTCTTTACCTTTGTACATGTATCGCAAGGCCATGGGAATGAACACTATCTTCGATTGGACGAGCTTGGAAGGTCAGAGCAGCATTAGAGAATTATTAAGTGCAGCCTTTGGTGAAGCTGATATTTTTTCTGACAGTAATGAGGAGCTCATTTTAGAAGTTCAGGATGACGATGGAAGTGAAAAGAAAGTTCCATGGCACGTGATTGTTGATAAAGCTTTTACAGATTGGAAGAATTTCAGACATTCCCCACTGGCGGTTAAGTTTACCAACTTGATCAATGTCATCGTGACATGTGGAATGTGTTCTACAGCTGATTTAACATTCCGTGTGGGAGCTGTCCCTGTTTTTACTCCGATGGTATTAAAGAGACAATTGGCAGCCACTGATGTTTTTGACGCTTTTTATGAAGCCATATCTGGATTTATGAAGGGCGGTTGGAGAGCTTTTAAAACAGGCGAAATTTCAGCTTTTTTCTTTGAGGATGACAAATTGTCCGATTTTGATGAAGCTTATAACGAGATTAGGTCTGTCCACGGATATGCTATTTCAGGAAACTTGCGAGAATATACAGATTTCGACGACAATGATTACGATGCAAGATTACGGAAAGCAGTGGAATTGGGAGAGGATCTACTGCGATCGGTTCCCAAGCATCAAACGTTTGAACGGAAATACGTAAGTGATCGTTTGGATAAAGTTCGGGATTGTATGGTGGAGTTCACACAGCTGCGTACGCGTGGAGGTTTGAGAATTGCCCCTTTTGCGATCAGTTTGTTTGGTCAATCAGGTTGTGGAAAGTCTTCTTTGACGAATCTCACTATAAATGCAGGGTTGCTGTATAACGGATTGAGCGCAGATAAAGATCGCATAGCAACATGGGCTGACAATGACAAGTACGCGTCATCAATCCGCTCTCACATTAATGCTATTATTTTTGACGATTTCGCCAACACGAAAGAGAAGTTCATGGATTTTTCTCCAGCTTACAGACTGATACAGGTTATTAACAACATACGTTATTTGGCTCCCATGGCCGATGTCTTTTTGAAAGGCAAGGTTTCATTGAATCCATATTTTTGTGTTGTGTCTACCAATGTTGAAGATCTTAAAGCAGCGCAGTATTCCAATGAACCAGAGTCAGTCTTGAGGCGCTTGTACCATGTGAAAGTGGTTCCTAAGTCGCGGTTTTGCACTAATGGGATTTTATCTAAGGACAAGATAGTGGCTGAATTTGGGCACGTACCTTGCCCAGACGTTTGGGATCTTACTATACGCGCATATGTTGCTCAGAATCAGAGACATGTAGATTTGGATGCTATGGTACCGGTAAAGTTCGAAGGCCGGACAATGGAAAATGTGTCAGTGTTTGATTACTTGCGTTGGGTTCAGGTTACATCGAAGAAGCATTTCAACGAAGAGGACGCTTATCTGGCAAACCAGTCTGGATTGCCAGATCCTTGTGCCGTCTCTGGATTGTATTACCAAGCTCAGTCTGTGAAACGACAGAAGCTGGAGACACAAAATGGATATGTAGATTGGGCTCAAGCACAAGCACATGCCAAAGCTGCAAGAATTAGGGAATATGTGTCAACGATTTCTATTTCGACAGTTCTGAAGTTTGAGCGAATGATGGCCACAGTTTCTTCTATAGACATTGTTCCAGAGTGGTTGATGACTCATCCACGTGTTTTGGCTTTCTTTCTAGTATTATGGCGCCCAGACTATTTTTGTACTTTAATAATGGGTTGCGCTGGCATAACATCCATTTTTGTGTTTTTTGCTACAATCGGATGTGATTATCTCTACTTGTTAATTGGATGCTGGTTTTTGGTTTGCTATCTTTATGTGTGTTGTACCACAAAGATTTACCTATTACTTGTAAAAGAGCGGATTTTGGATTCGAGAAATGTAGTAATTGAGTATTTGAGAGGATGGCAAGTCAGATATGCTTTGATAGGAATTGGTGCGTTGATGTTAATATTGGCAGTGCTACGAGCCCGAAAAAAAGAGTTCGAGTCGCACGATGCTTTGTCACCTGTTTCGATGGATGAGATTGCAGAGCGAAATGCGGCAGTGAACCCGTGGCTGATGGTCGAATCACACCCTCTTCCAATGTCGGAACCGTCGAAAACCACATCTAGTTCTGATTTAGCGAGAGCCATGACAACGAATTTAATAGGTTTGGTTTCTTCTGAGAGCAAATCAACACTTGGATTTTATGTGACGTCTAACGTTTTGGCACTTCCAAGACATTATGTGGATTCGCATGGTGGTGATTTTCAAGTACGATGTTTTAGGTCAGGTTCAAAGAAAGTTGGACAATATTTCAGAGACAAAATCTCGAAGGAATATAGTGTCAATGTTGAGGGAACTGACTTTACTTTGTGTTTTTTGACTGGTGGCGGATCCATGAAGGACATGCGGAAATTTTTACCAACATCCTCTATGTTGTCAAAGTCACCGGCAAAATTTGTCACGCGGGAAATTTTGGATTCTGACATGATGGTAATTCCTACATTGTACAAGGGAAGTGGCATTGTATCGCATTCTAAGATGTCATTTCAGGGAGGTTACTACGATTTGCCAATTGAAACGAAGAAAGGCATGTGTATGTCACCTGTGGTGTCGGATTCAAGAGGTTCAACCATCTTGGGTTTCCACTTAGGCGGAAAGGGTCAAAAAGGCGGTTGTGGCACGTTGACACAAGGCATGGTGAATGATGCGCTAATGCGTTTGAGCTCAGTTGATGGAGTAGTACTTTCCGCTTCGGCAGGTGTTTTCGAAACACATATGGGTGATTTTCCCAATGAGACTTTTGGAAAACCTATTTTGACGTCAACAGACATTCACTACAAAAGCGCAACTCGTTTTCTTGAGGATGGAGCTTGCATCGATGTGTACGGCGAAACCACAGGTAGAGCCACTCCACATAGCAATGTTACAGATACTCTTATTTCGCCAGTAGTTGAAGAAGTTTTCGGAGTTCCTCAGCAATGGGGACCTCCAAAAATGAGAGGCAAAGGAAGATATCCCTATCAAGCCACATTGGTTCATTCAGCAAATCCAAGCTTGCCTATTGGAGGCATATTGAGCAGGGCAGTGGGGTGCTATAAGCGAATTACAGAAGACATTTGTGCACGATTGCCAGAATTGTTTCATTGCTCTCCATTATGTGACGTATCCACTGTTAGTGGCTTGAAAGGAGTTCGTTTCATTGACCCTATGAATACTAAGACATCTCCTGGTTTCCCGCTGTCGGGTGCTAAGAAGAAACTGTTGGTTGACTTGGACCCAGATGATTATCCGCACATTGGATGTCCGCGAACGTTTATTGACGAAGTGTGGGATGAATACCATCATATGGTCGACATTTTGAAATCTGGAAAAAGGTGTTATTCGATTTGGAAGTCGTGTTTGAAGGACGAAGCCACTGCATTGTCAAAAGATAAAGTCCGTGTTTTCCAGAGCGCCCCATTGGTAATTCAATTGTTAATTCGGAAATACTTTTTACCGGTTGTGCGCATTATTCAAATGAATCCAGTTTTATATGAGTGTGCAGTTGGTGTTAATGCAGAAGGGCTTGAATGGGAAGAATTATGGGACAAGGCTATGGCTCAAGGGTCGGACCGTGTATTGGCAGGCGATTATAGTAAGTATGATGTACGCATGCCTGCGCAAGTAACCATAGCGGCGTTTGACGTTTTGCTTCATATTGCCTCCTTATGTAAATACACTTCAGAAGATTTGCATGTCATGCGGATGGCGGTTAACGAAGTGGTATATCCCATTATGGCTTACAACGGCGACTTGTTACAGTTGTTTGGGACGAATCCATCGGGCCAGAATTTAACTGTGATTATTAACTCCGTCGTCAATTCTTTATTGCTGAGGGGCTGTTTTTACAGCAAATATCCTACACTAGAATTCAAGGAGGAGTGTTCGTTTATCACATACGGAGATGATGTTGTTGGTACAGTCTCCGAAAAGTGCCCATTGTTTACGCACATAACTTACGCGGAGTGGTTGGACCAGTTCGACATGAAATTTACTATGCCGGATAAGGAAGCTATTCCGGTTCCTTACATGAAAGAGTCAGAAGTGGATTTTCTGAAAAGGAAAAGCGCGTTTAATCCAGATTTGGGAAGGAAAGTTGGTCTTTTGTCAGAAAATTCGATTTTTAAGAGGCTTCATTCTCATATTTTGTCAGGGGAACTTACAAAAGAGATGCATAGTGCTCAAAACATAGAAAGCTCTCTACATGATTGGTTTTATTATGGTAGAGAAGTTTTCGAACGCCGAAGGAAACAGCTGAAGGAGGTCGCCACAAGAAGCGGCATATCTCACTTGTGTGCAGCACTAGATGTTGGATATGATGAGAGAGTCGCCAAGTGGCGGTGGAAATACCTTGGAGAGGGAGAAGAACCTCTAGCTCCTGAGGCAACTCTCATTTCTTAGGAGGTGAGTTTGAACTTGTAAATAATATACATATATAGCCAGTGCCAACCTGGCTTCTACGGAGTAGCAAAGTTGGTGTGTATAATTGGATACCAGGATTTACATGTTTTTGTAATATTTTGCATGTTTGTTTTAGGCTTTGTACATATTGGCACATCCCTCGTGATGTACTTCTTTTTAGAAGAGGATTTCGCCAGTCCACGTAAATATTTCCACTCTCGGGTTTGAGCAGGCCTGAGAGATTGTAAATACCGCTTACTACATATAATAATAATACATATAATACATACAATAAAAATAATAAAAAGATAAAAAGAAATATTGAGGAGGAGAAACATTATCCATCTGCATTTGAGATTTTGTCTGATTTGCCCAGATATGGCTTTACCAATGATGATTTTGGACGACTGAGCAAATTGTTTGGCAATGACTGGTCACAGCGAGTAAGTGTGCTGGAAGGAAGACCAATATCACGGTCAGTAGTTGATTTCAGTGATGATCTAACATTGGAATGTCAAAGCGGACAGACGCATGATGCAAAAATTTTCAGTGCAGAAACAAAAGCTAAATATGAAAATGTTCAGTTTTCGGATCAGCACGATCCATATGCATACGAAATGGAGACCGTAATGGATGAAACACGACGTATGGAAGATCAAGACGATGCAACTTTGGCAAAGTTCTTTAGTAGGCCAGTGAAGATAGCTGAACAAGAATGGTCAACTTCAACCTCTTTGAATTTTGATTTAGACCCATGGAGTTTGTACTTCAATAATCCGCGGGTTTCGAATAGATTAACTAATTTCTATTTACTTCGTGCAAATTTAAGAGTTAAAGTTGTCATAAATGGTAACGGTTTTCAGTATGGAAGAATGCTGGTTAATTATTTGCCATTGCCGACATATGATACAATGTCAACCAATGCAGCATTGTTGAGGCAAGATTTAGTTCAGGCTTCACAACGCCCACACATTTTCCTTAATCCCACTTTGTCAACTGGAGGCGAAATGAAATTGCCAATGTTTTATCATAACAATTACATGCGAATTCCAGACGGAGATTGGCGGGAAATGGGAAGGCTGTTCTTCCGAACGATTAATCAATTGCGGCACGCAAACGGCGCTTCTGATGTGGTAACTATCACAGTTTATGCATGGGCGGAAGATGTTGCCATGAGTGTGTTGACATCTGTGGATCAGTTTACATTGGAGCCTCAATCCGGAGAAATTGATGAGGCAAATGCAAAGGGCGTTATTAGTGGTCCGGCAACAACCGTCAGTAAATACGCTGCTTATGCTGCTGGTGTCCCGTATATAGCCCCATATGCAAGAGCAACAGAGATAGCATCGAAGGCAATTGCTTCAGTGGCGAAGATGTTTGGATATTCTCGCCCTTCAATAACTAAAGCTCCGGAGCCATACCGTCCTCAAATGGTAAGTTCTTTAGCTTGTACTACAGTGCCCGATAATGCTGCAAAATTGACAGTCGATGATAAGCAAGAGTTGACAATTGATCCCCGTATATCAGGCGTAGGGGGCGTTGATCCATTGAATATTGTTGAGATTGCGCGGCGTGAATCATATCTAACAACATTTCAGTGGAATATTGGTACTGCTCCAGACACATTGCTATGGAATTCGAGAATCGACCCTGCGTTGTGGGCGGAGAGCCCTGGCACGACTAACGCTATACATTTGCCAGCGTGTGCCATGGCGGCTTTACCGTTTGACGCTTGGAAGGGAACCATCAAATTCCGATTTCAAGTTGTGTGTTCCAGCTTTCATAAAGGGCGATTGCGAATCGTTTATGACCCACGGTATTTGGCCGACAACACTTATTTAGGCTTTTCTGAGTATAACACAAATTACCTGAAAGTTGTGGATTTGGCCGAAGAACAGGATTTTACTATTGAAATCGGAACAGCACAGCATGTGTCTTACTTGAAACACATGCGGCCTGGTGTTGATTCGGTGACAGATGCTTATGGTACGTCGAGATTCACCGGGACACGAGCATTTGGCAATGGGGTAATAGGGGTTTTTGTAGTCAACGAGTTGACTACGCCAAGTGATGTAGTTACTAATGACATTGAAATTAATGTGTACGTGTCAGCAGGGGAAGACTTTGAAGTTGCCAATCCAAATGCCGACATATTTCAATATACATTTGCTCCTCCTCCGTTGGAACCCCAGTCGGGTGAGGTTGTGCCAGACGGATTTTCACACAGCGCCATTGATACTCCCCAGCAGGATGAATCGACGATAATTGGGTTGCCACCTAAAGATTCACCCAAGCTTAATTCAGTATTTTACGGTGAGACCATAGTTAGTTTTAGGTCTTTGCTGAAGAGATATATGCTGTGGAGCGCTATAGGGAAGAATTCAACTGTGCCAGTCGTTTGTGCGGGGAGACGGCCTGCATTTCCCTACCATCGTGGGTATGTGCCAGGAGCCGTGGATGCGGTAGCGGGAGGAACTGCCTACAATTACGTCAACACAGTATTACTTCACTGGGTTCGGGCGGCTTTTTCTGGATCGAGAGGCTCAATCCGGTACAAATTCGTACCTAGGGGAGCATTTGATGGTGAAGAGCGATTGGAAGTTTCGAGGGTTTCTCGAACCAACGGTTTCACAAATTTCGAGAATTCATGCGTTGCTTTGCCTCAGTATCCCAATGCTAAGGCTTCACGCTTTTCTGCAGTTTGTAACCCTGGGGTGTTCGGAAACAGTAGTATTTGTCCAGAAATGGGTGCCGCAGGGATTGCAATTGCACACGCCAATGTTAATGCGTGTTTAGAAGTAGAGATACCATACCAGGAATCAGTCCGATTCGAGCCTGGGAAGAGGATCAACCGCACGCGAGATGGAGTTGGTATGAATGCGTTTGATTATCGAGCTTTCTTTCCTACCGGAGGCAATGGGACTGATACAGCGGTTTTTGATGTTTATGTCGCGGCAGGAGAGGACTTTCAAACGTACTTCTTCTCGGGCATGCCTCGTGTTTACTTCGAGCCCACTCCTCCTCCCTAATTGTACATAATGTACATATACAGAGATAGACACTCTTTAAAATATAGTTTATAGAATTGTACTAGCAGTCAAGAACAATTTACCACCCGGTGGCTGGGTGGGGGGGTTTAGAGACCCCTGGACTAAGCCGAATTAATTTTGTGATAGAATTTTTCCGCTTAGTCGCGGTTTCAAGTCACAATTTTATTAGTTTGGTCCTGTGTGCGGCAACGCATACGAACTGTTGAGTCATTTCGAAGCAATAGTTTAGCCAT